AGATCTATTTAACGATGCTCTGAAATATTATGATAATCCAGCAGTATCCGACGTGTTAGAACGCTTGCGGGTAGTTGTTGAGTTAGTTAAACAAGATGATCCTATACGTCAACGGTGATAGTCATACAGCCGCAGGAGAAGCAGTAAACGACTATTGTTTTGCACAAGATGATCCCAAGTTGTGGGCATTTGGTCGTGCACCACATCCTGACAATCTTGCCGTAAGTTGGGGACAGCGACTTGCAGACAGACTGGGTGCTACGCTACATTGTGACGCCGAAAGTGCTGCCAGTAACGCAAGAATTACTCGAACAACTGAAAATTACTTGTTGGAACACGAATTTCCAGATCTTGTTGTTATTGGGTGGAGTACATGGGAGCGTGAAGAATGGTTTCACAAGGACCGATACTATCAAGTAAACGCAGGCGGCGTTGGCGAGGATTGGCCCTTAGAGATTAAAGAGCAGTACCGAAAATGGATAATAACACTAGACTACCAGACACGCATCAACAAAGCACATAGGGCCATACATAACTTTCACAATTTATTAGAAAAGCATGGCGTCACTCACTACTTCTTTACCTGCTATGAACCGTTCACTGGAGTAGAGCCATTGGATTGGAACAGTTGTTATCTTGACCCTTACAATAGCAATGCCACCTACTACAACTGGTGTCTAGCACAGGGTTTTAAAACTGTAAAACCAAATAGTTACCATTTTGGTGCCGATGCACATGCTGCTTGGGCCGAACACTTATACACCCAAATAGTTCAGTGTTGCTTGACAAAGAAATAAACTACTGCTATAATACAAGCATGAAATACCTAATTGTTGACACAGCAAACACATTCTTTCGCGCACGCCACAGCGCCCATCGTCAAGCTGACGCATGGGATCGCTTGGGCTTTGCTATCCATGTAACAATGAGCAGTATTGCCAGCGCCTTTCGCAGACAACAGGCAGATCATGTTGTGATCTGTTTAGAAGGTCGTAGCTGGCGCAAAGACTTTTACACACCCTACAAGGCAAACCGTGCTGTGGCACGTGCGGCATTGACAGAGGCCGAAGCTGAAGAAGATCGACTGTTTTGGGAATCGTTTGACGCACTCAAAGAGTTCTTTATTGACAGCACCAACTGTACTGTTATGCGTCATCCCGAGCTAGAAGCAGATGATTTGATTGCTGGCTGGATACAATCGCATCCGCAAGATGAACACGTTATCATCAGCACTGACACAGACTTTTATCAGTTGCTGGCGCCCAATGTGGTGCAGTACAATGGTGTAGCAGATGAACTGCACACACTAGATGGCATACTAGACAAGAAAGGTAAACTAGTCGTTGACAAGAAAACCAAAGAACCCAAGAAAATTCCCGACCCTAAGTGGATTCTCTTTGAGAAGTGTATGCGAGGTGATGCTAGTGATAATGTCTTCAGCGCATACCCTGGAGTTAGAACCAAAGGCACTAAGAATAAGACGGGTCTGGTTGAAGCCTTTACCGATAAGGACAGCAAAGGATATGCTTGGAACAATCTTATGCTCCAACGTTGGACTGACCATAACGGACTCGAACACAGAGTACTCGACGACTACAATCGAAATGTCACGCTGGTGGACTTGAGCGCACAGCCCGCAGAAGTACGTGCCAAGATTGATGCGACTATCGCAGAGCATAGTGTGCCTAAAAATGTAGCACAGATTGGCTCCAAGTTCTTGAAGTTCTGTGGCAAATTTGATTTGAAACGTATTAGCGAAAGCCCACAGGGCTTTGTTGACTGCTTTGCAGCACCTTACCCGGAGGCACGATGATTCCCTACACTGATACCGAACGACTTATTCTACTTGACGAGATTGAACGTGGGGATAAAGTTGTGATTCCAAAAAGTATAGAACATGCCGAATGTATGCTCAGAGTTGCACAACATTACATCAATGAACAACACGGAAAAACATTTAACGCACTAAAGGAAGACTATGACACAGCAAAATGAAGAAAAACTAGACGGCCGCAGCGAGATTGAAATTGATCTTCACCGAGAAGAACTGTATCAACTCATGCTGATGGCACACGAACAAGACATCACTCTCAATCAACTGGTGGAAAATATCCTACAGGCCAAGATTGACGAGGAAGTGGCACGCCAGGCGGCTGCGGAGTCTGATGGCGAATGATTAGAGATGTAGTCACGGGCGGACGCTATATGCAAGGCGTAAGTGGCCAGCTGAGCACTTACGTAAATGGCTACAGTGGACTTCAAGGTGTAGGCAATATGCGCTACAACACCAGCAATCAAAATATGGAAGTCTACGATGGTACGACTTGGGTTACATTGAATATGGGCTATGCCAGTGTCGCACTTAGTGCAGAGGCCGAAAGTCTGCTAGATTGGGCCAAACAAAAACGCAATGAAGAACTAGCACTCAAGGCTAGAATGGACCAACATCCTGGCCTTAAAGACGCATACGAACGACTTGAGATCATGAAGGCGCTCACCCTAGAAGAAGAAACCAAGGAACAAAAATGATTAGACGCACTCTATACCGCTTTATGGCATGGGTCCAAGACTATCCAAAACGTACAAACGAGATCTACGCTACAACAGCGGCATCAGGTAAAGTACGAGTCGGCGAAGAAGCAGACATTGACGGTATGCGATTCATAGTGATGCCGGCTGAAGGTGGAACCATTGTACAGATGCGTACATACGATCGTCGCCGGGACGAAAGCAACAACAAGACCTATGTCATACCCGACACCGAACAAGACATCGCTCATCGTATTGGACAAATTGTTGCCATGGAGTTATTGAAACAATGATGTTCAAAAAATCACGCCTGCGTCTGGCCAACTGGTTATCCGGCGGGCGTATCTTATTTGATAAAGAGGAAAACAAAGCAATGACGGCAATAGCAGGACAATACGCAAGTGCGGGCATAGCACTAGGCAACTCAAGTGGTTTATATACCTTGGGCCCACAAGAACCCAACGTTTATATCAACAGTGATATTACAATACGCATCACACATGCCAACGGTGGCTATATCATCAGCATCCAGTCTGGCCCAATACCCAAGCTGTATCTGATTCACGAGGATGCTGACTTCGATAAAGAGTTGGGCAAAATTATTACAATGAGCCAACTACAAAAATGAACACCATCGCAAAACCCATAGTCAAGAACAAATTTTGGATTGTTGAACGTGATGGTGAAAAGTTGGCCACCATACAGGCCATTGATGAAGATGGCGGCTATGCCTATGTACACGATGATCAACGTGAGGTATTTCCCAGTATCAAACTGTTGAGCAGCAAGTACAATATTGAATTTGCTCGAGCCGAAAAGATCAAAACCGCAGTCACCAATGACATCTACGGCTTTCCTACCAGTACACGGGCACACAATGCCTTGTTTGATGTACAGCGTTACTTGCCAATCTACACAAAGAATGCCAAGAGCAAGAGTTACTTTGCTGCCGGCTACTACAGCATCAAGTTGAACACAACCTGGATCCCGCAGTTCTGTCCAAAACTTATCACACTGAATCGTTACGAGTACTGCGGACCTTTTAGTACACAGGCCGCGGCACAGAAAGAAACAGATGAGCGAAACCGATAAACTCAGTATTCATGTACGCATGTTCAACGACAAAGTGCGTGTTATGAATCAAACACAGAGCAAACAGTTAATCCTATCAGCACAGGAAGCACGTAACCTACACACGGACCTATTTGCCTTGTTAGCACACATAGCAGAACTAAGCGAGAGTCCACAGGAAACAGCACAGGTTACCCAAATTGGCATGGATGGTGGCGGTTTTAAATAAACTACGTGTTTATTGATGCTAAATACATTATCAAGGAAATGAAAGATGTCTAGACCAAAGCCAACTGTCCTGTTGGACCATGTGAACAAAACCACTTACAAAAGTGATCAAGTTTTAGCCAGTGAAGGCATATGGGCGGTGTTCTACGACAATCAGCCCATTAACTTGAAAACGTTCAATACCTTGGTCCACTATCCCGGACCCAAGTATAAAAAGGTCAGCTTCTCAAACAGTGGTCATGCTATTAACCTAGCCAAGAAGCTGAACAGTCTGTTCAAGTCAGATAAATTTAGCGTGGTACTACTCAAGCAAGGTGACACAGTCTACAAGGCTTAACAAAACACAAGATGATTGGGTCATGGAGTGGGCAAGCGTACCCAATGCTCCGACCAGTACCTGGGATAGGTACCAATGGTTTTTCAATCCCACCAAACCCTCCAGTATGCGTCTTAGCAAGGCTGGCGCCACGTGGTTGGCAAAGAAAACCGACTTTGTGCTACATGAAATCGAACTGATGCAGCATATCAAACCCCGACAACTCTTACAGCTAGAGCGTTTACTAACAGAACCATACTATATTCGGGACCTGTTAAAACTTTGGGTACACAGTGAGCAGGACGCTATAATGCTACAGCTACATGCCGGAAATCTTGCACAGTTTTTAGACAATCTGCAGGAAAATCAATAGTGTTGCGTTTACACAACAACAAGGTTGTCCAGAAATGGGGTTGATGCTATACTTGTAATTGTGTTTACATTAACGGAGTTGCAATGGTAGAAGAAAAAATTCAAGAGGTTCTAAACTTCTTTGCAATCAATGCAGAGGTGTTGGAAAAAGACTTC